CAGTCAGAGAAGGTAGTAGTAGCAGCAGTAATCGTGGGACAAATCGCAACACAGTCAGCCGTCGCAGCAGCAGCATCCGCTGCAGCAGCCTCAACCACGTATAGGAGAAAACCTGAATGAAATGGTTCTCAGATTTCTTGAACCAAGCATGGACCCTACTAGGCATGTTCGTAGCATGGGTAGTATTAGAAGGTTCCGCAAAGACAGTAGTGGGCTACGCAATCGTAGTTACATCAGTGCTATGGGCATTAACATACAAAGCACGTAACCCTAAGGACGAATAATGGATACATTTAAAAGTGTAATGATGAGAATTTTTGCTGTGATTGCAGCAGAATCTCTCGGAGTTATCGGTGCAGGTTCCCTTGTTGGTATTGAAGTATGGCAGGCTGGAGTCCTTGCTGGTGCACTTGGTGCAGCACAGGTTCTTGAAGCACTTGCTCGTTTCTACCTAGCAGATGGTCACCTATCAGCAGATGAAATTAACCAAGCATTTGCTAAGGTAGATAAGAAGGCTGAATAATGGGACAAAGAACAGACTTCATTGAAGTAGCCAAGTCACAACTTGGTGTCATAGAAGGACCAAAAGATAACGAAACCAAATATGGTGCGTTCACAAAAGCAAATTTCCTACCTTGGTGTGGGTCCTTTGTAATGTGGTGTGCCAATGAAGTTGGGCTAAAGATTCCTAACTGCGTATCCACCGTAAATGGTGCATCTGCATTTATGAAGAAAGACCAATGGGAGAAGGCTAGCGATACTGCTACGCCATTTCCAGGGGACATCGTATTCTTTGACTTCCCAAATGATGGTGTAGATAGAATCTCACATATTGGAATTGTAGTCAAGGATAATGGAGATGGAACTGTTACCTGCATTGAAGGTAATACCGCTCCAGATAAGAAGGGCGACCAACGCAATGGTGGACAAGTCTGCCTAAAGGTTCGTGCCTTCAAGAAGAAAAATGGCTCTAAGTTGAGAAAGTCTCAAGCCGTAACCGTAGTTGGTTTTGGTAAGCCTGCTTTCAAATCCTAAAGGAGAAAATATGTTCGACAAGAAAGTCCTTGAATCAATCGCAAACTCATATCTACGTGCAGCAGCAGCATCTGTTATTGCATTGTACACAGCAGGCCAACACGACCCTAAGGTATTGGCAACAGCCTTCCTTGCTGGTATCGTCGGCCCTGTGCTGAAAGCGCTTGATAAGTCAAGCCCAGAGTTCGGACGTGGCTCTAAATAACCCTCATATAGGCCTCTAGCAGGCCCGTAGAGACAAGAAACCCCCTTACCTTAGTAGAAATACTAGGGCGAGGGGGTCTTTTGTTGTTTTATTTAGTTGTCGTACTCATCAAACTCTGCGTCCTCAAGTGAGTCGAGGAGCAGTTGGACTTCCTTATGCCTACGCTTTGCTCGGTATTCGTGGATTACTGTATCGATGGCATTGACTGAAAATAGCCCAGCAAATGAACCAAAAAACACTGCCCAGAAAATTTCCATAATTATCCCCTTATATATATTATAATATATATATTATATATACAAAGCCGAAGGCTTTGTTATTATTATATAATCTATATATAGAAATTATAGCAACCCAATTCTTGGATTGCAAATTTTCAGAAACCTTGCGTATCCCTATCGGGATATGTATACTCCAATTATGACAATCCAACTAGAAGAATATACACTACCCGAGCATATGTCGTACTCGGCGTTTACAACCTACCTCACCTGTGGCTACCAATACTACCTAGGTCGACTCCTCAATAAGGAAGAAGCACCTTCGGTATGGTCAGTCGGAGGAACTGCGTTTCACTTAGCATGCGAGAACTACGATAGGGTGACACTAGATGACTAATCAAAAACTCTACGATGCTAAAGACCTGTGGAACATCGCATGGGAAAACTCTAAAGGTGACATCGACCTATCAACGGCACGTGTTGGTGGGCGAGCAACTAAGGCTAATCCAAATAAAGAAGATGCTACGTGGTGGATGGCCAAGGGGCCCGAGTGGGTCCAAGGCTATATCGCTTGGCGACAACTTAATCCTGATTGGAAAATTTGGAAAGCACCTGACGGCAATCCAGGAATCGAATTTGAACTAACACCAGTAGTGGCTGGAGTTCCAGTAAAAATGATTATTGACCGAGTATTTGAGGTCAATGGAGAACTTGTCATTGTTGACCTTAAAACATCTCAGAGCACACCAACTAGCGCACTCCAACTAGCATTTTATAAGTTAGGACTGGAACAACAGTTTGGAATCCCTATCAAGTGGGGAACTTACTATATGTCTCGTGGTGGTGGCGTCTCAGAGATGGTAGACCTGTCAGAATATACCTATGAAAAGATGGAGTATCTCATAAAACAATTTGACACAGCCCGTAAGGCTGCGATATTCTTGCCCAACACAAACTCTTGCCAGTATCTCTGTGGACTCACCGAGTACTGTCAATTCTCTACGAAGAAGGATAAATAATGGCAGAAGACTGGAAACTACAAGTATCATATAAAACACCTAGCGGCGATATGATTAACGTACGTGCTAATACTGCTGATGAACTCAGCGTATTACTAGAAGGTGTTGGCGATTATGCCACACAGATTGCAGCAACTCAACGTCTACTATCGGGGGTAAGCGTAGCAGCCCCTTTATCGACATCGAGTTCCACAGGAAGCACTCCGCCTCCGCAATCATCAACTCCACCCCAGGCTCAAACTCCCGTAGGTACGGGAACGGCATCTGGACCGACATGCGTACACGGAGCACGCAAGTACAAGTCGGGAATTTCCAGCAAAACGGGGAACCCATACGCGATGTGGGTCTGTCCGATGCCTCAGGGCGCGGACCAATGCAAGCCAGTCAATTAGAGCAAGAACTATTTCCATTTTGAGCAACTAGGGAAGGGGTCCAATGAGAACTTTAGTGCGTTCAGTAGGTAGAGCCTCAATTGGTGGGGAACCTTTACCTAGTTGTTTCAAAGCCTTCGAAGCGAACAAGATTATAATACGGCGTTCAGAAGTTTCTATGTTTGCAGGTGCACCAGGAGCAGGTAAATCAACACTTGCTCTTGCACTTGCGCTCAAGACCGATGTTCCTACATTGTATATCTCAGCAGATACCAATGCACACACAATGGCCATGCGTTTAGCATCTATGATTTCAGGGAAAAGTCAATCAGATGTTGAACAGAAACTTAATACTGATGTTGGTTGGACTAAAGCAGTCCTCCAAAAAGGAAGCCACATAGTCTGGTCGTTCGAATCATCACCAACCTTGCAAGACATTGACGAAGAAGTACAAGCGTTTGAAGAACTATGGGGTTGCCCACCTGTTCTTATTGTTTTAGATAACTTAATGGATGTAGCCACAGATGGTGGCGAAGAATTCGCATCTATGCGAGCAATTATGAAGGAGTTGAAATACCTTGCTAGGGCTACAAATTCGGCGATTGTTGTTCTACATCACACTTCGGAAGCAGTTCCTGGCAATCCTTGCCAGCCAAGAAGTGCCATACAAGGTAAAGTTTCACAGTTACCTGCGCTTATATGTACGCTCGGCACGGTTGGCACATCGCTTGGCGTGGCTTCAGTCAAAAATCGCTATGGACGTGCAGATGCGAATGGGTCGATGATGACTTGGTTAGCATTCAATCCTGAGTATATGTACATAGAAGATATTCCTGAGAACGCATGAACTATCCTAATTGGTTTGAGGGTCAGAAGTATAACTTCGAAAAGCACTTACTTGACTTAGCAGGTAAGCCACGTATGCGATTCCTACAGATAGGTGTCTATACTGGCGATGCTAGCATATGGCTATGCGAAAACATTCTTACAGATGAAACATCTTTCTTGTATGATGTTGATACATGGACTGGTTCAGATGAAAAAGAACACGACCATATAGATTTTGATAAAGTATTAGAGTATTACCAAGAACGTATCAGCGCATTAAAGTCAACTGTGTGGCTACGTATGACAAGTGATGAATTCTTTTCTAACAATAAAGTTTTCAAGTATGACTTTATTTACATTGACGGAGACCATACATCTCATCAGGTTGCTAAAGACGCAGATAGTGCTTGGAAGTTACTCAAGCCTAATGGCATTATGGCATTTGATGACTACATGTGGGGTCAAGACTTACCACCTGAGTTAACACCTCGTCCAGCAATTGACAGATTCCTTGCCAAGTACATTGGCGAATATGAACTGCTCACTCAAGAGTATCAAGTTTGGATACGTAAAAATGGTAACTAGAAAAACACATAAGGTTAGAGGAGCAACATATGAAACAGACATCAAAGACTGGTTTAGAGAACATGGATACGATTCTGAACGACTTGCAAGAACAGGTGCAAAAGATGAGGGAGACGTTGTTGTCCGTGCGAACTTCCTTGGCCGAGTTGGAGTTATCGAAGCCAAGGCCCCAGGTCAATCAGGTCGCATTGACCTCTCTGGTTGGACGAAAGAGGCTCAGATTGAAGCAACGCATTATGCGGAAGCAAGAAATCTCCAACGTGAAGAAGTCATTCCAGCAGTCCTCATCAAAGCACGAGGAAAATCTATATCCGACTCGTACCTTGTCTTAAGGCTTGGCGATGTATTTGGTTGATGACTTACCTGATATTGTATCAGTATTAAAACACTATGGTGCTAATGTAAATCGCACTACTGGACAAGTTAACATTAAGTGTCCGTTCCATAATGATAGTCACGCAAGTGCAAGTTTTAATACTAAAGAGAATATCTTTAATTGTTTTGCTTGTGGAATGCAAGGTAATAGTATTCAGATTATAGCAAAGAAGGAAGGAGTGGATATACGTGAAGCAAAATCAATCGCAGAAGGAATTACTGGGCAAGGCTACGGCAAAGTACGCGGAAAGCATCTTTCAGGCGGAAGACTACCTCGCAAGTCGGGGAATCAGTCGAGAAGTAGCGCGAATGGCGCGATTAGGCGTAGTCGTGGAGCCTGAGACAGGACACGAGGCTTACGTAGGTCGACTTGCAATTCCTTATATCACTAAGACTGGTGTTGTAGATATTAGATTTAGAAGTTTGAATCCAGCAGTTGAACCTAAGTATATGGGTATGACTGGTGCAGAGACGAAGATGTACAACGTATTAGATATTGAACGAGCAGGCGATTGGATTGGGGTATGCGAAGGTGAACTGGATACACTTACTCTTAGCAAGTGCATTGGGATTCCTTGCGTTGGAGTTCCTGGTGCGAATTCTTGGAAGAAGCATTACACGCGATTGCTCGCAGACTTCGAAAGAATATTTGTTTTTGCGGACGGAGACCAACCAGGAAAAGAATTCGCGACTTCTTTGGCACGGGAACTACCTGTCACCATCGTCTCGATGGACGAAGGAGAAGATGTTAACTCGCTATACGTCAAACACGGAGCAGACTACATCAGAGCAAAAATGGGACTCGGATTAAACGATGAATAACATTCCTCCATGCCCTGTATGCGGTGAGCATTTTGATAATGTATTTGAAGCAACAGACCATCTCATAGAAGACCAGGAAGGTGAAGAGTTTGACCCTAAGTTAATTCTTCCTAATGGTTACACGCTTATGGTTGGTTCATTACTACGATGCTTATTCAGTTATGCAGATAACCCTGAGGAAATCAAGGCTATAACTGAGTCGACATACGCTACTCTTTATGCAGCCGAAACCAATCCAGGTAATATGAAAAAGATTATAGAAGATATGGTTATACGAGAACAGATGTCAGAGTTTGATAAAGAGTTAGTTCAACTATTAGATGATGAGAAACCAAACGATGACGAAAGCGGAGAGTGAGGAAGTATGGCTGATAATGGCACACTTAATGAACCAAGGTTTCGAGATAAGCAACTCGGATTTGACGTCAGGCACCCTGACTTTAACGCTCAAAATTCCTATAATGAGTTCCGAGATTCAGTAGACGAAACGTTCTTTGAACTACAGGATTTGCTACTAAGTAAGCATAAAGATTACGGCCCAAGCAATATCGCTGAGGCACCTGGCGGTGCTATCAACGGCTTACGTGTCCGTATGCACGACAAGTTAGCACGTATCAACAACCTGTATAGCAACGCTGAAAAGGCGCCTGAACACGAATCATTTGAAGATTCATTCAAAGATATGGCAAACTATGCAATCATTGGGTTGCTAGTACTGAGAGGAAAATGGCCAAACAAATGAACGTAAGAGAACTTGATGATTTTCAAAATGACTTACAGTATTTTGATAGCGGTTGGGAAGCCAACTGTTTCTACATTTGGAAACTATCCAAGTCGGTAGAAAAATTAACCAAAGTAGTCAAGGAGAAAAAACTATGAAAATATTTGGACCTTACAAAGGAAGTAAGCAAAACGGTGGACGTCCAATCTACGTAATCAAGCGTAAGAAGAAAGACGGAACTACTGAAACAACATCAACCAATAAGGCACGTCTTGATTACAAGAAGGCCACTGGTAAGAAGTTAGCAAAGTCTACAGACGTAGACCATAAGGACAATGGTGGACGTGCAGGTCGCGACGGCATTGGTAATCTACAAGCGATGAGTCATAAGAAGAACGTCGCCAAAGAGAATAAGAGACGAGCCAAGTAATGAAGACTATAGTTTGCATCTCAGATTTGCAGGTGCCTTATCACGATGTGGAAGCCGTCAAGGCTATCGCAAAATTTATTAAAGATTACCAACCTGATACTGTCGTATCCTGTGGTGATGAAATGGATATGCAGACTATATCAAAATGGAGTAAGGGTACTGAGTTAGAGTTTGAACGCTCTATTGGTCGTGACCGCGACACTACTCGTCAAGTACTTTATGACTTAACTGTTGAACATATGGTTCGCAGTAATCATACAGATAGATTATTTAATACAGTTGCTATGAGAGCACCAGGATTGCTTGGTCTACCTGAATTGCAACTAGAGAACTTTCTTGGTCTAGATGAACTTGAGATTAAATATCACAAAGACCCGTATGAACTAGCCCCTGGGTGGTTGCTCATGCACGGCGATGAAGGTAACGTACAGCCTACCGCAGGAGCCACCGCATTGGGCTTAGCCAAGCGTTCAGGTATGTCTGTAGTATGTGGACACACTCACCGCATGGGTCTGACACACCATACGCAAGCCTATCGTGGCGGTAAGCCTCGCACTATTTGGGGTATGGAACTTGGTAATCTTATGGATTATCGCAACGCTAAGTACATCAAGGCTGGTCTATTTACGTGGCAACAAGGCTTCGGTATTTTGCACGTAGATGGTAATACAGTTGTGCCTCAGTTGGTTCCTATTGTTAATAGAGCATTTACTGTTGATGGAAAGACTTGGAAATGCTAATGGACTGGTCACGCATTGAACCTTGGGACTACATTGTAGTCGGTGTATCGGCTGAGTACCATAAGAAATATGATATGGTTGAGTTAGATGACATCAAGCAATCATTATACCAATGGTTCTTGGAACACCCTAACAAGTTAGATGAGTGGGAAGCAATCGGTCCGAAGGACGCTAAGAATTTAATCTATCGTAGCCTACGCAATCAGGCATTAGATTACTGTCAGAAATGGAAAGCCAAGTCTATCGGCTATGAAGTATCTGATTTATTTTACTATGAACCTGTTGTTGTTGAGGCGTTGCTACCAGCAGTACTGCGCGGTGAGTTTAGCGTAATGCCAGTACTTAATCTTGGTAAAACAGGACGACCACCAGCACCATCAGAGGGCGGTAACATGATGGCGATGATGGTCGAGATTGACAAAGCGTATGGTAAGTTAAACAAGGATGACAAGGTTGTCTTGTTTTACAAATACGCTGAGTCCCTAGATTATGGTGACATAGCGAAAGAGATGGAGTTAGGCTCTGAAGACGCAGCGCGTATGCGCCATAACAGAGCAATTAAGAAGTTGATAACGCGCATTGGTGGCTTCCGACCATTCTTAGATAGAGATACCAGTGAGAACGTAGAGGAACACCGAGAGACACACGAACAAGAGATAGAGACACCCAATAGCGAAGAAGGGCATGAGTAACGGCGATATAAATATCAGTCCGTCCATCATAAAGGTAATGACTTTCTTCAAATAGGATTCTCCCATTCTGCTGGGTCTGACCATGATTCATAACTATCGTGAGCAGCGATTTCCTTCTCCTTTGCTGACCTGATATGTTCTATAAGAGTCCCAGCAGTAATGAGAGTACCGCGAGAAGGGTTTGGTGGTATGTTGCAAGTAATAGGGCGATGATTGTCATGTATTGCCTCTCGTAGTCGGAACGTTGGAACAATGAGCACACTATCTTCTAATACGAATGCCCAATGTGTTGCTTTACTTATGCTTATCCCTGATTTTTCCCAAGTGTCTGTTGTTTTATAATAGCACTCTGTCTCAATGTACAGATTGCCTGTGTACTTCCAGCGCCTGTCGGTCTTTACCTCGATAGTATCCATCGAGAGAAGGTCGGCAATTTTCTTTTCGCCAAGTATCCCATCTCGGTAGTCGAGGTCCCAGTTAGAATCTTTCATCTATCCTCCAAGTATTTCTTGAATGCTTTATCCCAGTCATAATTTTCTAGCACACTATCGCATGCCTCTACTACTGCGTTGCGTATTGCTTGTAGTTCGTCTTCTGTCATCTATCCTCCCGTACTATAGAAGCCTGACGCGTTAAACTTTACAGGGTTCGCCTGCATCACACGTCTTGTCACCTTAGTGCAGTATTGACATTTAGGAAAAGAATCCCTGTTGTCAACTGTGCGATAATGGTCTTCTGATGTACCGCAGTCATCGCATTTGTATTCATATGTTGGCATACGCCTCCCCTGAAATGTTTGTGTCGGACATATTAGTACCACCCGTTCTTTTGATGAAACCGCCAAGCCTTGCACGGAGTGCCGTAGCGAAACATAATGTACTTGAAGCCACGTTCAATCTGATAGGTTGGCGGTGTCTCAGGCGACATACCCAGTACTTGCGGTATACCACCAGCGTGTTTACCCATTACTTTTGTAGAGTTATATGCCTCAGGTCTCCAGTTAGATTCCTTGGTCCATAGTTTTTCTAGACAAGCATACTGGTTGTCTGCCCATTCATTTACTACGTCGTGAGCATAAGCCTTGCTGTCCTGAGTTGTCCATACGTGCACAGGTTTCTTTACGCTTGCTTCGTGTACTTGTTGTGCGCCGAAGAGCATAAAGATAAATATCATCAGCAACGTAAGTTTTTTCATTGTACTCCTAACGTATCCAGTAGCCTAAATGCCCTGCTTATATCTGAGTATTCTGATTGGAAATCGTCCCTTGTGTAGCCAGCCATCATCATTCTTTGACCAGCGAGTTTACCACCCCAAATCCCATACTGCAAATTTTCGGGTAGCATACCTTGCTCTAAACACGTATCCTTTATGGGGCACGAATTACAGAGGTCGATAGTTGCTTGGACTTTAGCCTTGAACCTATCAAGTCTTTTCTGTGTGACCGCACCTGAACCAAGTTCGGGATACCAATCATCAGGCGTGGGGCTACCTGTACAGTTGCCAACTAAGGGCTTAGTCATCATCTCCCCACATTCTGTCAGGTTCGCTATCGCTACACCCTTCATAGTCGGCGTGTCGTTCATCACAGTTGTCGCATATTGGATAGATGTCTAACGCGACATCATCATCTACTCTTGGCTCTGTCATTATCTACCTTCCTGTCGGGCTAACCCGACACCTTGTTGATTAGGTATGCTCTTGTCATTGGTAAGTTCATCTTCGGTGTACCAGTCAAGTGTGTACTCAAACTCAGGGCGGTCTGCCATATCTAGTAAATCCTGTGGCGGTGTATCTACCCAGAATATTTCATAGCCATGGTTCTCGTCCCAGCGTAGACGTGCCTGATAGGTTTGACTGCTATTGTCACGAAACTCTATCAAGCGCATCCACGATGTCTCCTGATGAAGGCGTAGTTTTACCCCGTACTTCACGTGGATTTCTTCTATGGTAATCGGTGTCTCCTCAAAAGAAGTCATGATTATGTTGTATCCTTTCTAGTAGGTAGCGAGCATCTGATAGTTTAGCCTGTGTCGCGACATCTATTACGTTGTCGGACATATTCTTTTCGGTGAGCATAACGATATACTCTAGTAGTATATCCTTCATCACTTCGTAGTCGATTCTACTTAGCGAAATCGAAGTGCTTGTCATAGTACCATTTCTCCTTCTTATCGTATGCGTACTTATCTGATTCAGGCGACCAGCACATGCACGTGTCGCCATAGATACCCGAACAGTCGAAGCACATGGTACATACTTCACAGAAGTATGGGTTGCTATCTTCTAAGGTGATAGTCCTACAGTTAGGGCACTCGTAGTCGCTGGAATCAACACCAGTACCTACAACGGGATTGTATGCCCCACTAGGCGCAGTCCAGTAGTTAGACCACGATGATGTCTGCTTGTAGCCATTGTTAGACCACCATATGCCGTCGTTATCCCAATGCCCTGAGGCTTCGTTGATAATGTAGCATTGTTCCTTAGCACTAGGGTCTAGCGTAAGTATCGCAACCTTGCTACCTGTTGCGAACTTGCCTACCATTTTCCATACGTCGTCATTGTCTAACGCCGTAACGCCACCCATAGCAGGTAGCACGTCCTCTGCGAACACACGCGTATCGCTACGCTTATCTCCAGCAGGGATATGTACGTCAAGAATACCATTGTGCGCTAGGTATGTATCAGGATTGCTTGGCACCTTGAACGGGTGACAGTTGTCCTCATTCTTTACGCCATGCGTAGCATATCTAGCGTGGAACAATGCCCAACTAGACGGGTGTTGCTTGCGTACTTCTAAGAACCGCTTGATTACTTTCTTGGCAGACATACCACGACCAGTAATGATTTGGTCGCCAGCAATTACTGCGAAGCCGAAGCCATGCGGATTGTTACACGAGGCACACTCTAAGTCTTTCTTCTTAGGTGTGGAGTCGGGTGAACATACTGCTAATAAACACATTAGTTACTCGCTTCCTGTCGGGCTAACCCGACGTTAGGTAATACTTTGGATAACCTTGCCAACAGGTCAGGATACAAGGCGTTGTTCTCTAGTACGTAATCATAGAATCGCTCGAAGTCGAGTGCCCCTTCACGTACTTGTCGGAAGTTTAAGGCACGTGTGTACTCAACGCTGGCATGCGCTAAGTCTATGTGCGCCTTGACTGTATTGTGGTTGATAGTACCCTTGAATATACGTAACTCTAGGGTCTCTCGGTTAGTGGTGTTGACGGCAGAGTACCTATCGGTACTTCTACCTTGCTCTATCTTGCCAATGAAGGAAAGCCCACGCTTCCATATTGTATAGCCGTCTTCATCTTGACCAGTAGGTACAGAGATAACGACGTCATCGAACTTAGCCCAGCGACTACTATCTCGACCAGCGAGAGTAGAGAACTGTCCTTCGTTCTTGTATATCAGTTGTAGGAATCGGTGCATGTGTGGGCCACCAGTGAACCCAGTACGGGAGATGTGGATATGGAGTCCACAAGTGCCAGTACTCCAAGCCATCATATTCATCTGAGTACGTAGTATCTCTAGCGTATCCCATAGTTCATTGGCTTCGTTCTTGAGGAAATCGTGTGTCATTGGGTGCGTGACTATCTCAAATCCGCAGTTGAGCGAACCATCATTTTTTAGATAGGCAAGTTCCATAGGTTCTAGGCGTTGAGCATACTCCGACGCTTCGCGACGTGTATCCCAGTTGCCACGCTTGGCTTCTGTCTCCATTTCGATACCGAAGAATAGTTTATCATCTGCTTCGGTACTGTGAAAGATAGCGTCGGGCTTGTATGAGTAATCGTGGATTACTCGCTCGTCATCTTCTCGGTCACAGTTAGTACAGCCGTCGAACCAGTATTCGTCGCAACCTTCACAATAGAAGGCGTCGCTGATACAACTAGAACAGTACGCACCACTTCTGTCTTCAGGATAGTACATACTGTCGGTGTCGTACTCAGAACAACCATGACACCAGTAGGCGTGATAGTCGGTACAAGACTGGCACCAGTTATAACCTTGTACGTCATACCAGTCTTGGCTGGAGTCGCTTGCGTAGTCACATCTGTCGCACGTTCTATAACAACTAGAGCATACAACATCTGAGTCGTCAGTCATAAGTGAGTCATCTTTGAGGATAGTCTCACCGCAATTATTACAGTCGATTTCGTCAATCTCTGTATTGTCTTCCATTACCTTTCCTTTCTCTCTGTCGGGTAAACCCGACGTCGTTAGTTGTATTATACACCACGATTAAGATTCTCCCTAATCAAGGCGTTGTTGACTTTAGAGCGCAAATCTTGCGTCTCCATTATCAGGGCGGGAAAGTCGTTGCGCTTGTGGCTTTCTTCGAGCATACGAAGCGCACCCCTAATCACGTCTAGTTCACGTTGCGAGAACTCTACTGTGTAGGTATCCACGACGGCGTTCATCGTTGGAAACTCATAACAGTTTCGTAGACGTTATCGTCTAGGGCATCTTTAAGTTGTTGCCACTCCAATGAAGTAAGCGTATGACCCAAGAGTTCCTGAGCCAATTCGTAATCGAGGTTGCTTTCCCACGAAAGGTTTGTGTCGAAAAAAGTTTCGGTGCTCATTATCGAGTACCTCGCAATTCGCGACGTAACTTGATTACTTGCTTTTCCAGTACGTAAATGCGACGAAACGCGAGAACGATTACTGCGTTCACCGCGAACAACGCGATAGTCAAAGCGAACAAGTCGCCAGTTGATAGAACCATTACTACTCCTTAGAACTTGTCGGGCTAACCCGACAGTCAAAGCAATTTGCTTTAACGCGCTCACCGCAGGACTCGCACCTGCGTTACTACCTATCGTGAGCCACCAGCCTGCTAATCTGCCCAAATCAGAGCAGGCTATCCGCTGATAAACCTAGTATACCAC